ATATCTGGACGATGCCTGCGGTTTTCGTCCTGGAAACTCGTATGCCAGAGTCAATGGTTGATGATTTAAACGAATACTTGGACGAACTACGAGAATCCGAGGACAAAGAATCGTTAGCAGGTACTCTAGTAGGCCAGATCTCCCAGGGGGAGCAGTTGAATATGGATCCAGATCATGAGAAGGTCAGGGAATATTCTAAGTTTATCACTACTCTAGGCGCTACCTATATTAATCATTTTATGCAAAGCACGGGACAGGCCCTGAAAATGAATAGACAGGTCGCAGTGGATGAAACATGGTCGGTGCACAGTTACGAGGGAGACTACAATCCGATACACGATCATGGCACGAAAACCATTATGGGTATATCCGTGACCGGCTGGACTAAGGTGCCACAACAAATACTAGACCAACCCACGGCGGGGGACGCTTTATACAATAAATATAATGCGTCAGGGGTTTGTGATGGCTACTTGTGCTTTAATTATGGTCGTAACGAGATAATGAACGTGGAACGACTTAGACCACCACAAAGCTTTGAAGTAAAGCCCGAAGTTGGCAAACTGTATTTGTTCCCGTCTTGGCTTTCTCACATGGTTTATCCATTTAGGGGTGAAGGCGAAAGACGAACAGTTGCTTCCAATCTTAATTGTTGGGAGGTTGAGAAAGCGGCATGAGTAGGTTGTCGATAGCTGAGGTGAACGCCAAAATAGAAAAGCACGAAGCTGTTTGTGCGGAACGTTGGCTGGAGGTTATTCACAGAGTTACTCGACTTGAACAATTTATTTTAATAACATTAATCACTCTCGTCCTTAGTATGGCGGGAATAATTTTTAACATTTACACAACATAGAGGTATTAAATATGCAAACTTTTGCAAATATGATCGCTTTAATAATGGCAATAATTAGTGTGAGCAGCATCATCGCTGCTATTACGCCCACTCCCAAGGACGATGTTTGGATCGGTAAACTATACAAACTGATCGACATGATGGCCTTAAACGTGGGGAAAGCTAAACAAAAACCCGGCGAGAAATAAGGGGGCCATGGAGGAGCTATATCAAAAAGGTAGGATTTCCCTAGAATTGTACAACCAATATGACTTTTACAAAAAAGGCTTTTGGATTTGCTTCGCTTATGTTCTTTGGGACACTTTTGCTTCTTTTGGATGGCTCTAATGACTCCATGGACAGACGAGAACTAATTAAAGAGCTTATTAGAGACGAAGGATACAAGACCGAAATATACAACGACCATTTGGGAAACCCTACTTTTGGAGTAGGTCATTTGGTCCTAGACTCAGACCCTGAATGTGGTCTGCCTATTGGATCTTCTATACCCGAAGAAAGGGTGCTAGAATGTCTAAACAAAGACATCGACATCATTTGCGCCGACTTAGACAGGGCACTTCCCTGGTGGCGTGAACTTGATGACGTTCGTCAAAGAGTCCTAGTAAACATGGGATTTAACCTTGGTCTTACTAGGCTGTTGAAATTTAAGAAGTTTTTAGCAGCGCTAGAGAAGAAAGACTACGAAACAGCCGCTATAGAGATGATGGACTCGCGTTGGGCTGTGCAGGTTAAGGGCCGTGCAAATAGATTGAGGGATAAAATTTTATCGGGATAAAGGAGTAAACAGTGAAAAAATGGGGCATTTTTGGAGCGATTTGGCTAGGTTTGTTGCTTGTAGCGACGAATGTTAGCGCGGATCAAACCGGCGACTGCACAGCAGGGTCCCAATACTGTGAGCAAAACTCTTTAGAAACCACGTCAACCACGACGACTACCAATACTAATACGAACACCAATACGAATACGAACACTAACACTAATACTAATACAAACACTAATACCAATAACAACACTAATACGACAACCACGACGTCGACTGGGACGAATACAAACACCAATACCAATACGAACACCAACACCAATAACAACACCAGCACGTCAACTGCGACAAACAACAACAGCAATACAAACGTAAACACAAGCACATCAACTGGTACGAACACTAATACTAATACAAACACCAATACCAGTACCTCGACGTCAACAGCGACGAACACCAATAACAATGTGAACACCAACACATCGACATCAACATCGAGTGTTTCAACAAACAATAACAACACCAGTACAAGTACCAACACAAACAACAATAACAACACCAGTACAAGTACCAATAGCAACACCAACACGAATGTAAATACTTCGACCAGTGAGAACAAAAACACGAATGTAAATCAGTCGACTTCTGAATCGAATGTGACCACAAACAATAAAAATGTGAACGAGAACAGAAACACCTCTGACAACACAAACAGAAATATTAATGAGTCGAAGAGCGAACAAACCATTAATCAGAACATTAAGACCGAGGCGCCTCCTGCTTCAGCCATTGCGCCCAGCATTATGAGCTACAGCCAGGATCTGTGTACGGTTGGTCGATCTGGAGCCTTTCAAGGACAGGTCTTTGGACTCTCTGCGGGTAGAACAGTTAGAGACGAAAACTGTGAAAGGCTAAAACTTTCTAAGTATCTTTATGACACTGGAATGAAGGTAGCGGCCGTGTCTGTACTGTGCTTAGACCCACGAGTTTTTAAATCTATGATGATGGCAGGCACTCCTTGTCCTTATTTTGGAAAGATAGGCGACGAGGCAAAGGTAGCCTGGGCAGCTAACCCTAAAGACCGACCGGACTATAAAGAAGCTAAAGATAGTTATGTAAGTAAATGTAGAGGTACATTGAACGAAGAGGGTCTTAGAAAAACTAGAGGCACTTGTGTTAAAGAGTTTAATAAAGGCAGTTAGCTTATCGGCTCTTTTATTTGCTTCTACACTTAATGCAATTTATGTATACGAGGCAGATCAAAGCCTTTTTAATCTAGTCAATGAGCAAAACACTACTAATATGGCTGTTGGTGACGACCAAGTATCTTCAGCCTTTACACTAGATTTTACGTTTACTTTTTATGGCGAGGATTTTACTACTGCACGAATGGCTACTAATGGGTGCCTACATTTTGGGTCGTCAGGAGGCTATTGTAATGACTACACAC